ACACGTAGTAGTTGCTCACGGTGCCGTCGGTGTAGATGAGGCACGCGCCGTAGCCATTCGAGTACGGGGAGCGCAGGCCCCAGCTGACGGCGGTCGCCGTCTCGTCCAGATAGGCGATGCGCTTTGCGTTGTCGGAGAAATAGCTGAACGCCTTGCCCTCCGTCTGCCATCCGCTCACGCCCGCCTCCGTGCAGGAGATGGCAAAGCCCTTGCGGTAGATCGTGTGCAGCGTCGCCACCTGGTTGCCCTCCGCCACCACAATGGGGACGGGGACCAGGCACTCCCGGATTTTCTCGTCCAGTTTCAGCGGCCAGATGCCGTCACAGAAGTTGTCCAGGGTGCAGCCGAAGTAACGGTTTTTGTAGCCGTTGCTGTCGGAGGCGTTCCATGCGATCTCACTGAAAGCATCCTTGCGGATAAGGGTCACGCCCGTGCCGGTGCCGTAGTGGTCATTGTCCAGCTTGATGAACTTGGTGGGCTTGCTGTTTTCCGCCAGCTTCACCAGGCTGCCGTTTGCCAGATTGGAAAGTAACTGTCCCATATCGTTTTGTTCTCCTTTCGTCAGGTCCGGGCCGGGCAGCGGGGATGCCCGCCGCCCGCCTGGCCTCGTCTGCGCGGTCCAGAGCCATCAACAACCTGGACCGCATTTCTCTGCGGAGCTGCTTTGTGTCGCCGTGCTTGGCGTGTGCCTCCCAGGCGGTAAAGCTCTCCATGATTTTCTCCCGCGACACCTCGCCCGCTGCGTACTGCTTCTCCCACAGCCGGATGCGTCGTTTCATCCGCTTGATGGAGGAGTAGCGCAGCTTGCTGACCACCTGGCCCGTCCGGGTCAGATAGGTGTGGAAGCCGCAGAAGTCGATGCCGTTTTGCAAGGGGAAGATGTTGGTCTTGTCGTTCAGCTCCAGGCCCAGCTTGGCAAATTCAAGCCTTGCAAGGCGCAGAGCCTCGACCGCTGTTGCCTTATCCGGGCAGATCACATACCAGTCGTCCATATACATCCCTGCCAGCGGCAGGTGCAGCTTCTCACCCACATAGTGCATGAAGGAGCTGACGTAGAACACCGCGTAGATGTGGCTCGTCTGGTGTCCCAGGGCCAGGCCCTCGTCCACGGCGTCGATGTATCGCCACATCAGCGCCCGGATGTCCGGGTCGGGAAACCGGGGTTCCAGCGCGGCCTTGAGCCGCCGGTGGTCGATGCTCTGGAAGAAGTGGCGGATGTCGCCCTTGATGACCCAGCCCTCGGCGTAGTCCCATTCCTCCATGGGCCGGTGGGGCAGACCGGCGGCCTTGCGTGCCGCCTCGTCCGCGCCCTTCCGCCGCAGGAAATAGGTCCTCATGTGCCGTTTCAGCATCTCCAGCCCGTAATGGGTCCCCTTGCCGTACTGGGCCGCGTAGGTGTTCAGTGTGAAGCTCCGGGCCAGCTCGTCGTAGACGATGTAATCCGTGAGCGCGTGCTGCACCACCTTGTCCCGGAACGTCGGGGCCTGGATAAGCCGCTTCTTGGGTTCGTAGATATAGAACGCGTCCAGCGGGTCCGGCTGGTGCGTCCCTTGCAAAAGCGATTTTGAGAGTATCAGCAGCTCCTCGATTGCGCTGTACTCAAAGGGTGCCGTACTCTTTTTGCCCCTCTTGCACCGTCTGGCCCGGTGGTAGGCCGTCCATAGGGTGTCAAAGGAGCATAGTTCCTGATAGGTCATATCACACATCCTTGCTTGGTTTTCGGATGGTGGAGCGCAGGTCCGGCATCGCTGATAGCGGCCAGTATCTCCCTCCGCCGGAGGTGTCCGGGGCTTTCCCCGGTAGCGAGCCTGGCAGCGTCGGTGCCATGTGTTTATCCCCCGTGTTCATGCCCACGGACGACGGGATATAGCCTCCTTTGATGATGGGCCTCTGCTTTCGCCGCAAGGGCTACTTGTACACGGTAATTCCATCAGAGCGGGACGCGGCGCGAAGTTGGCGTTGTACACGTTGTTGTTGTTCACGGTGCCGTCGGTGTTGATGTTGTACGCGTTGTTGTCATTCGAGTTCGGGGAGCGCAGGCCCCAGTTGACGGCGCGAACAGGCTATACCCCAATGAAAGGCAGCTATCGCCGCCGAACATCCTCTCTTGCCTGGGCAGCGCGGCTCCGGTCCTTCTCGTACCAGGCGGCGCACATATAGCGCACCGTCATCACCGCCTTGCTCCAGGTCGCGGCCTTTTGGCCGCTCACGCCGGGGTATTGCTTGCTTTCTGCCATCCGCAGTATCTTCCGCTCCAGCTTCTTGCATTCGCAAAGGGCCTCCCGCTGCATCGCCAGCCGCTCCGCCGGTCTCTCCCGCAGGTCAATGAGGTTTGCGCCCTCAATGCACGAGCAGATGGCCTCTGCACCGTTCATCAGGGCCGTTCCGGTGGTGTAGCGGTATTTCTTGGGGATGACCTTCTCATTGGCGCAGGCGTCTGCCGTGTAAAGCCACATATCAGCCGCCTTGTTGCCCAGCTTGAAGTCATCGGTCTGTCTGTCAGCCATCGGGGCACCCTCGCTTTCGCGCTGCATCCAGCAGCTCGTCGCAGCCCTCTGCCTCCAGCACCAGGTCCGGTCCCAGCCGGATGGTCACGGTCTCGCCGGTGGGGGAGCGCCCGGTCAGCACCAGGCTGTCCTCCCGGCATATCCGGCAGGGCTGCTCCAGCTCCGCCAGGAGGTTGGAGATCAGGCAGGAAGCCTCCGCCCAGTCCTTACACGCTGCCCGCCGCATCCATGGCCTCCACGGGAGCTTTGTCAACCACGGCCTTGTCCGCGCTGGGAGCTGCGTCAACCACGGCCTTGTCCGCGCTGTTGGCCTCCAGGGTCATCTTGAGGGTGGTAAGCTGTTCGTTGAGGCGTGCAAGGGCGCTCTGGGCGCTTTCCTTCTCGCTCTGCTCGTGGGACAGCTTGGCCTCCAGCTCCGCCACCTGGGCCGTCAGGGCGGCCACGTCGCTGTCCTCGCTGGTGCGGGTCAGTTTCAGCCCGTGGGAGACCACACGGAAGGGGCCGGTGTAGGTCGCCGTGGTGCTGCCGTCCTCGGCCAGCACCTCAATGGGACCGGCACAGAACGCGGCCAGAGCCTCGTCGCTGATGCCGCCGGGCAGCTCTGCCACCACGGCCTGGCGGGGGACCCCGCCGATGTTCTCCATCACCACCGTGAAGCCCTTGTCACTGACGGTGTGATTGCCTGCTTTAATCATGTTCGTGTCCTCCTCTTATCCGATGTTGATGTAAACGTCGCCGTTGGCCCCCAGGCTGGAGGCGGGAGCGCCGTTGCCGAAGTAGATGTTGCGGAAGCCCTTGGTGCTGCCGCTGGTGGGCGACACGCCGGACACGCCGCCGGTGAACGCTCCGCCCGTCTTGGGCATTTTCTGGTCTGCATAGGCAAAAATGTCCTGGGCCTTGCCCTTGGGGTCATAGACCGCCTTGGTCATGTCGCCGGGGTTTACGGCGTCCGCGCCCTTGGGGATGCCGAAGTCGAAGATGGGGGCAGCGTCCGGGCTTCCGGCCCGCCGCTTCACCGTGGCCGCACTTCCGGCGGCCAGCGTGGTGGTCGTCCCCACCTGGATGTTAGGGGTAGAGCCGTCGGCACCGGCGGGTCCCTGTGCGCCGGTCGCGCCGGTCGCGCCCTTGGCCCCGGTCTCACCCTGGGGTCCCTGGATGCCCTGCTCTCCCTTCGGGCCTTGAGCGCCGGTCGCGCCCTGCGGGCCTCTTGCACCCTGCACGCCCTGGGGTCCCTGCGGACCCACAACCTTGCCCAGATCAATGGTAGGCATAGATGGTTCCTCCTTCCGTCAGATGTTTAGGCATAGATGCCCTGCATCGTTGATGTAATAGTCCGGGGCCTCGTTGCCGGTGTAGGTACACAGCAGATGCCCCTCGTCGGTCACGCTGAAATTGACCATGCCAGCCGTCTGCACGGCCACGCCGTCGATGCCGCGCGGTCCTTGCGGCCCCTGCACGCCCTGGGGTCCTTCCGGTCCCGTGGGTCCAACCGGGCCAGCAGCGCCTTGAACGCCCTGGGGTCCCTGGATGCCTTGGATGCCCTGGACGCCGCGCTCGCCGGTCAGTCCGCGCTCGCCCTGGATGCCCTGCTTGCCGGTCTTGCCCTGGGGTCCCTCTGCGCCCTGTTCTCCCTGGTCGCCCTTGGAGGCGATAAGCAGCCAGTGGGCACCCTCCACGCCTCCGGCCACGTCCAGCTCCGGGGCCACGCCCTTGCACGCTGCCTTGCAGATGTAGGAACTGCCCAGCCTGCTCACCTTCTGGAGGGGCAGATAGGTCTTTGCGCTGTCATAGGTTTCCCACACCTTCACGGCCTCCTCGGCCTGCTCCAGCGCCTCGATGGCGTTTCCCACCAGGGTGCTCACCTGGGGTACAATGCCGTCGATCTGGGTCTGGAGCTGCTGCGCCTGGGTGGGCGTCGGCTCTTTCGGCGTGGTGTAGGCGTCGTTCGGCTTCACCAGCAGATGGTCCGTCACCGTGATGGCAACGGCGGTTGGGTTGCTCTCCCGGAATCCCTCAATGGTAAAGTTGCACCAGCCCTCCAGGGCCAGCGGCTCCGCCGGAATGGCCGTGTCGAAGGTCAGCGGGTCCTTCTTTGCCACCAGGTCCTCCACGCTGTTGTACAGCAGCACCGCCACGGGGCTTTCACCCAGGGCATTGCGCCAGATGATGCGCTTGGAGAACGCCTCCCAGTCATCGCTCATAACGATGTGCAGGCCGGTCACATTGGCCTCGCCCTGCACGCCCGCGTTCTTGCTGTCCTTGCGGACAAATTCGCCGGTCACGGTCACATTGATGGTCCTGTCCATAGGGGGTCTACCTCCTTTCTGTATGATAAAAGGCGCGGCGGGGCGGAAGGGTCGGTCCCTCCATACCTCGCCGCGCCGTGTCGCAGCCGCTTTTAGGGTCTCGCGGTGTGCCTGTTCAGTTAGATGTTGCGGGCCTTGGCCTCGGCAGCGTAGGCGCTGCTCTCGCGCTCAATGAGGTTTGCGGTGGCGTTGTCCTGGGCCATGCTCTGCTCCAGGACCTCCGCCACATAGGCGGGCACCTGCACGGTCTCGCCGCGCTTGATCTGGAAGCTGCGGCCATTGACGGCCACAAAAACGTCATCCTTGTACTTGTCGTTGTCCTTGAACAGACGGATGGGCACAAGGTCGTTCGGCTTGGGCGCGGCGGGGGCGGTCTCTTTTGCCGCCTCCAGGGTCTCCTTGGCTTTGGCCTGGGCCTCTGCCACAATGGCAGCAGCTTCCGCCTTGGCCTTGGCGATGATGTCCTCCGCCTCGGCGGCGGGGGTAGCCTGCGTGGTGGCCTGCTGCTCATTGGCAGCAGCTTCTTTCTTGGCAGCCATAGTGTAAATACCTCCTGTTGGTCAGAATGTGGGGCCGCCCGCCGTAAAGCAGGCGGCCCCGGTGATTAGCTGTTGAAGGTGGAGCAGGTCTCGATGCGGACCATGTACGCCTCCACCAGGCGCTCGGCCACCTTGGTGGCTTTCCAGCCTGCGGTGGCGCGCTGGTCCAGGGGGTCGGCAGTACCGGCAGAGCCGAGCTGCTTCACGATGTGCTGGAGACCGCCGCCGGTGATCTCGGTCACGCCGTAGGCGTCCGCGCCCAGAATGAGGGTGGAGTACACGTCACGGGCGGATGCCTTGGGGGTGACGGTTCCGCTGGTGGTGGTTCCGGTCTCGTAGTCCTTGCCCGCGTGGGTAAAGACCTTGGCCTCGCTGGTCTCCACGAAGCGGACGCCCTCGATGCGTCCGATCTCGCCCTCGTAGATGCCGTCGGGGTCGGAGTAGGTCTTGACGTTCACCCACTTGGGGTCACTCATAAGGTCGTAGGAGCAATCCGGGTGGATGATGCCCGCGTAGTAGCCGTTGATCTTGGGCGCGTTCATCACCTTGAGGTAACGGACGGCGCGGCGCACGGCGTCCACGGTCAGGTAGTGGTTCTGGCTGTCGGTGGTGCTGCCGCCGCACAGGTTGGCGCGGCTGTCCACCTGGCCCTCGGCGTACTGCACGTTGGTGCCGCCGTTCAGCACCTCGCGGGTGATGGTGTCCAGGGTGCGGCCCGCCTGGCTGCCCAGCAGCTTGGTGGCCTGCACCAGGTTGTTGTCGATGGCGGAAAGCAGCAGCATATCGGACAGCTCGATGAAGCCGCCGTACTGCGCCACAGTCGCGGTGATGACGCCCATGTTGAGCTTCTGACCTTCGGGGGTCACACCTTCGGTCAGGGCCGTGGTGGCCTTGGGCAGGGGGTCATACTTGCGGAACTCAATGGTCTTACCGCCATTCTTGGGGATGGGGTGCTTCTGTCCGAACTGGTCATGGACCAGCAGCGGCTCCGCCATATCAATGAGATAGTCGGAGTAGAAGGTTTTCATCTCGCCGGAAAGGTTGTTCCCGGTGGTTGCGCTGGTCGTCTTGTTGATGACTGCATCAAACAGGTTCAGCACGACGGGCAGCAGAATGAATTTGCGGATGGTGTTCATGTTAAAATCTCCCTTCTGGGGAGAGGCTTAAAACTCGATGTGCTCTCCCCGTGCAGCTCTGCGGATGATCTCCGCGCGGTCCCTCTTGGACAGCTTGGAAACATCATCCTTCACGATAAATGCACCCTGGGAGGTCGTGCCGTTTTCCTGGGGCCTTGCGCCCTTGGCGCGGATGCCATCCACCACCTGCTTCTCCGTGGCCTTGGCCTGCATAGCGGCCACGCCCGCCTTGATCTGGTCCATGTGGACCACTTCATAAGCGTGCTGGACGGGAACGCCCGCCCGGAGCATGGAGAGGAACTGGGGGTTTTTGACCTCCGCGTTGAGGTCGAAGCTGGGGTACAGCCCCTTGACCTGTTCGGCCTCGCCGTACCACTGCTGGAGCTGCTGCTGCGCCCGCTGGTCGTTCTGCCGCTGGCGCTGCTGGCGCAAAAGCGCCTCGTTCTCCCGCTGGAGCTTCTGGAACTGCTTGTACTGCTCAACGGACATCCCCGCCTCCTCGGCGGCCTCGGACCAGTATGCGTCATCGTTTTCGATGGCCTGGGACAGCTTGCCCATGTCGCCGTCGCCGATTTGGTAGCGCTGCATCAGCATATCAATGACAGGCTGATACTGGCCCACCTGCTGCTCCA